TTTCTTTGGATGGTATCGTCAAGAGTGTATTTGGAAACTCTAAGGATGTTCACAAGATTACAGACTTTGTTAATAAGGTTTGTTCTGAAACACTTGAGAAGATCATCGAAGATTCATTTGAGCAGCTAAAGAATTATACCAATTCTTATGTAAATCAAATGAAGATGAAGCGAGAGAACATCTGTGATACTGCTATCTTCCTTGCGAAGAAGAAGTACATCATGAATGTTTATGATAGTGAAGGTTTCCGATATGACGAGCCTAAGCTATACATCAAGGGAGTTGAAGCCGTGCGATCTTCAACTCCTGGCTCTTGCCGTGAAAAGATTAAAGACAGCCTAAACATTATCATGCAAGGTACAAACGAAGAGCTAATTTTGTTTATTGATAAGTTTAGGAATGACTTTAAGAAGATGTCTTTTGAAGAGATTGCATTCCCTCGTGGTTGCAATAATATTGAAAAGTATTCTAATGGGGACATGAAGTTATATAAAGATGGCGTACCAATGCATGTTCGAGCAGCTATTGTCTATAATGATCTTCTTAGGAAAAACAATTTAAACAAGCGATATGCTACAATCAAAGAAGGAGAGAAGATCAAGTTTTGTTATATGAAACTTCCAAATACCTTCCAAGAGAACGTTCTTGCTTGTAATGGTGAGCTTCCGCCAGAACTAAACCTCGATAGGTTTATTGATTATTCTGTTCAATTCGATAAAGCATTTCTAGAGCCAATTAAGAATATCACTAAGGCTATCAACTGGACTACAGAAGAAGTATCAACACTAGAAGGACACTTTGAGGATGAATAATGATGATTTTGACTTTGGGTTTACCACAGTCAGTGAACAAGAAATCAATAAGGTGGCAGAGACATTTAAAGTTTCTGCTGATACCTACCAACAAAAATATGCGGCAGTGCTTTCATTGTTCAAGCCACTATTGAACAATCTACTGAAGGATGCCGATACCCAGCCATATATTTACTGGCCAAATCGAAGTGCTAAGATCGCAGAAGTTCTTAAGCGACTTGATACAATCGACAAGTCTAAATAAAACTGAGAGGTAGTTCCTCTCGTTAAAACAATCAACAAACAAAGGAAATACAATGAATACTAAACTAATGAGCAAGCTATTGGCTGCTGGTTCTATCAAGCTAGCCTCTACTCTTTCTGAGTCTGCTTTCTTCAATAAGAAAGATATCATTCAGACAAAACTTCCAATCCTAAACTTAGCTTTTTCTGGATCGCTTGATGGTGGTCTAGTTCCTGGTTTGACAATCTTTGCTGGCGCATCGAAGTCATTCAAGACCTTGTTGGGTCTATATTGTATGAAGGCTTACTTCGATAAGTATCCAGATGCAATCGCCATCGTATATGATTCGGAGTTTGGTATTACTCCAGAATATCTTTCTAGTAATGGTATTGATACTTCACGAGTTATTCACATTCCTATTGAACACATTGAGCAACTCAAGTTTGATATTGTTAAGCGTCTAGAACAAATTAATCGTGGTGATCGTGTATTCTTGCTTCTTGATTCTCTTGGTGCGTTGTCATCCAAGAAGGAAGTAGAAGATGCAATGGACGAAAAGTCTGTCACTGATATGACCCGTGCTAAGGCTATTCGTTCTCTTCTTCGTATCATTACACCTCACTTGACGATGAAGGACATTCCTATGATTGTCGTCAATCACATCTATCAAACTATGGAACTCTTTTCCAGGTCTGTTGTAGGCGGTGGTACTGCTGTTACATATTCTGCCAATCAAATTTTTATTATTTCTAAGGCACAAGAAAAAGATGGTTCTGATCTTGTTGGTTGGAACTTTACAATAAATATCGAGAAGTCTCGTTTCGTTAAAGAGAAGGCTAAGTTCCCATTCACAGTAACATACGAAGGCGGAATTAATAAGTGGTCTGGTCTTCTTGATATTGCAATGGAAGCCAGTCTTGTTGTCAAGCCTTCTAATGGTTGGTATTCTCGTGTTAATCTAGAAACTGGAGAAGTAGAAGACAAGAAGTTTAGGTTTAAAGATACCAATACTTCTGAATTCTGGAAGGCTATGCTTTCTAATCCTCTCTTCAATGATAAGATTAAGAAAATGTATCAAATAGCAATGGCTCCTCCTTCTGAAAATATTGCAGAGGATGACGATTAAAGGTTGACATTTTTATAATCCTACTATATACTCGTTCTATAACTAGGAGAAATTAATGTCGATTGAGCAAACTATTCTATCAAACCTTATTCACAATAAGGAATATGCGAGAAAGGTTCTTCCTTTCGTAAAGCCAGAATATTTTGCTGATCAATCGTATCGTACCTTGTTTTCTTTGATTGATGAATACACACACAAATATAATGAGCCTCCCTCAAAGGAGGCTCTACATATTGACCTTGATAACAAAACAGGACTTAATGAAGAGTTGTTCAAAGATACACAAGAACTTGTGTCTTCTCTTCAGTATGATGATCAGACAAATTCTGACTGGCTTCTAGATGAAACAGAACGTTACTGTCAAGAACAAGCAGTCTATAACGCCTTGATGGAAAGTATCGCTATCCATTCTGGTAATGATAAGGATAAGGATAAGGGGTCTATTCCTGAAATCCTTTCCGAAGCCTTGGCTGTATCTTTTGATACAAATGTTGGTCACGACTTTATTGATAATGCAGAAGAGCGATATGACTTCTATCATACGAAGGAAGATCGTATTCCGTTTGATCTTGATATTTTCAATAAGGTAACACAGGGAGGTGTCGCAAGAAAGACTTTGAGTATTGCTCTTGCCTCTACTGGTGTTGGTAAGACGATGTTTATGGCTCACTGTGCTGCTGCTAATCTTTTGCATGGTGTGAATGTTCTCTACATTACAATGGAAATGTCAGAAGAACGTATTGCTGAACGCATTGATGCGAACTTGATGAACATATCTACTGAAGAACTACGTGAACTTCCTCGTGATTCTTTTCAGAAGAAGATGGCTCGTGTCAAGACAAAGGTTAAGGGTAAACTTATTATTAAGGAATATCCAACCAGTGGCGCTGGCGTATCTCACTTCAAGCATCTTATTCAGGAACTAAAGCTAAAGAAGGGCTTCGTTCCTGATGTTATCTATATTGACTATCTGAATATCTGTGCATCATCTAGGATGAAGATGGGGAATAGCGTCAATAGCTATACTTACATCAAGTCTATTGCAGAAGAAATTCGTGGTCTAGCTGTAGAAACAAAGACTGCTATCTTTACCGCTACACAAACAAATCGTGATGGTTATGCATCTAGTGATGTTGACCTCGCAAACACATCAGAAAGCTTTGGCGTTCCTGCTACTGCCGACTTAATGTTTGCTCTTATTGCTACCGAAGAACTTGAAGAAATGCATCAGCTAATGGTGAAAATCCTCAAGAACCGATATGCAGAGAACGGTAAGAAGTTTGTTATTGGTATGGATAGAGCCAAGATGCAGTTGTTCGACGCAGAACAATCTGCACAGGACGATCTCGACAATTCAACTCCTAAGAAGAGGAAGAAAAATAAAGATGTTCCTGTGATGGATGAAACTCAGTATGGCGAACGTTACGAAGAAGACATGAAGGCAACATGGAAAAGCAAAAAGAAGAATTTTGATGATTTCATGGCTTGACAAATAAAATAAGAAATACTATATATGTCTGGCGTTGCCAATGTGGGACGCTTTAATATATCTTGCTTAAATGGAGAAACACATGATGCTTAAGAATTTTTTTAATCAGTATGAAGAATTGATGAAGCTAACTGCAAACCTTAATTCTGATTTGACACATATTCCTTATTATAATATTATTCGTAAGTCTTCTCTTGCGGACAATGGACATATTATCGAGATTGCTCTTCCTGGATTTACAGAAGAAGACATCGATGTGTCTAAGAAGGACAACCGTGTGTCTATTCATGCGAAGCGTTCCGATGCTGGCGAACGTCCGTATGTATATCGTGGTATCAATAAAAACCATTATGCAGTTTCTTTTGTCGTTCCAGATAATAGTATCGTAGACGATGTTACTTTGGAAGATGGTATCTTGAAGATTCTTATTTCCTATGCCACAGATAAGGCAAAGGAAGAATCTATTCCGATCAATTCCAAAAAGGATAAGAAGAAAACCTTTATCCAAGATTAATATATCGATTGACATTTGGTCAAATTGATATATTATAAGTAGATAGACTGTCGTTTAATAAAGACCTCGCGGCTTTGAACCCGATGATGAAGGACACTCCTTCCAGTCTATCTTTAATTTTTTTATGAAAGAATTGAAATGACCGAGACGCCATCTGTACTTCGTGAAAAGATCACTCATCAAATCTATGAAACTATGCAGAAGACAAAGCCATATCCAAGCAATCAACTTGTTTCTATGCATCAATGTCGTATGGCAGCTATTGCCGTTGTCGATATTATTTTAGAGACAGCGGGTTCAAAGTGAGTTATACTATTCAGGAAATGGAAATGTCTTTAACAGGAAACAAAATGAAAACGACTTTTTATGTTGATTACTATCTTGAAGAAGGTGGGCGAAAGTCTCGTCAACAAATGCAAGGCAGTTCTACTCTGAACTTGGCTGGATCGACTAGTGATTTTGCTGTTCAAAATTATTTACAAGAACGCCATCAAGGCAAGACTGTGAGTATCATGAACATCAAGTGGTTGTGATGGAAGAAGAATTTTTAGTAACTTGTAATGAGTGTGGAACTGAGTTTGAAGGATTTTTTCATAATCAAGCAAACGACTGCGCTTCTACTTTTTATACTATGACAGGTCCTGATGACAGTACATTACACTTAGTAGCTGGTGGGTTTGGTTCTAAGCTCATTGATTTTGAATCTTGGAAGTTTAATAATGATCCTGGTTTAAACGTGGGCGATACCTTATGTGATTCTTGTATCAAGACATTTCAAGAATCTGGCGAATTAACCCTTTATAGAAACGAGTTGATATAATGAGTAGAGAAGTAGAAATTGACGCTATATTCAGATTGATTGATAAGGTCGATAAGATCAATAAGCTCAACGAGATGAAAGAAATGGGCGCTGCTCCAAGGGATACTGAAGATTTAGAAGAAGAAATTCAAAATTTACAAATGAACCTAATTATAGGAGATTTATTCGATGAAGATTAATATTGGCAATGATCATTACGCATTAGAGACTTATGGGCTTATTAATAAATATTTTATGAAGAAGTACAATAAGCCATATTTTTCTATGGAAGATAAAGAATTAAGCTTTATCGATAATGTAGTTGTTGCGATTGGCGATACTATTGATAATATCCTAGGCGCTACTATCAATAAGATTATCTTCAAGATTCCCAAGAGGGTTAAGGTAAAGATCGAAAAGCACGATGTTTGGGCATTAGATTATACTCTGGCTCTTATTATTGTTCCTGCCCTTAAGAAGCTAAAGGATGCTAAACAAGGTTCTCCGTGGGTCGATGATGCTGATGTTCCTGATCATCTTAAGGTCGATCCTTTAGAAGTAAAAGAACACGAATGGGATACCGATAGCCGCTATCATGCTCGTTGGGATTATGTTATTGACGAAATGATCTGGACATTTGAACAACATGCTATTCAAAATACCTATCTAGAAGATGAGTTCAACACCGACAAAGCAGCATATGATGCTCATTCTGTCAGAATTGATAATGGAAATCGTCTCTTTGGTAAGTATTACAATATGCT